CTCCGAGTGTACTCGCTATGTTTGAGGGAGAGGGAGACTATCCTCCTACATCTGGAACTGTGATTCTTGGACCAGAGACTACTGGAGGAATTATGGCAACAGGTGCTATACAGAACATAGAAGTGCTAAAACAAAACGCAACACAAGGGATAGCTGTAGCTAGGACAGATGTAGATAACTTAGTGCGTAGACTACCTTTACTAATGCGTACTCCTGATGGCTGGGTATCTGCATACGGCACAGAAGTGTTGAAAGTATTGGCTGGAGCAGACACCTACGTTATAAGAACAAATGATAATGGTATCCAAGAAATACGAGTAAAAGGCATACCACCTGTCAAAACAGACTCTTTTGGACGTAGGTGGATAAGTTTCGTGAATACCACGCAAACTGATTTACAAGAAATGGATGTAGAAAATAAGTTTGTATTTGTTGGATTTACTGCAAAAGGCATCATGCCACAGATAGCCACACCATCTGGGTTACTTGAACCACACAAGATACAAGCAGCTCTTGCAGAATCTATACTCATAGAGGACAGCCCATATATACCTGACTATTCTCTAGCTGTAGAAATGGCAGCTTTGTTATTAGGCATAGCTATGATGTGGTCACTGATTAATTTCTTGGGGATAACGTTGGGGATAAGTTTAGCTGTGTCTACCATGGCCTTAACTTTATTCGCAGGTTATAGCGTGGTACAGCAAGGCGTATTGATAGATGTTACTTGGACATTTATAGCCGAGTTTATTACAGGGACAGTAGCTTTTTATTTAAGATTTAGAGAACAATACAAGCTACGACAACAGATCAAGAAACAGTTTGAACATTACTTAGATCCTAGACAGGTAAAGGCTTTACAGGACGATCCGAGTCTATTGAAGTTGGGCGGAGAACGACGGAATTGTACGTTTTTGTTTACAGATGTACGTGGTTTTACTGCCATGAGTGAGACTATGGAACCAGAAGACGTAACAAAGATTATGAACCAAGCTCTGACTATACAATCGGACACAGTTAAGAAGTACGATGGCATGGTGGATAAGTATATCGGTGATGCAATGATGGCTATATTCAATGCGCCCTTGGACTTAGACAACCACGAAGAAGCAGCTGTGCTATGCGCAAAAGAAATACAAGACCAGTTTAAGCTGTCAAAAATTTCTGTGGAAATAGGTATAGGAATCAATACGGGACCAGCTGTGGTGGGCAACATGGGATCTGAAACTAGGTTTGACTACACGGCTATAGGTGACACAGTAAATCTAGCAGCCAGGTTAGAATCTAGTACCAAAGAAGTAGGCAAAGATATAGTCATTGGAGAGTCCACAGCAAAAGCATGTTCTTTCCCTTTAGCGGTGCTGCCTTCAATTACTGTTAAAGGTAAACAGGACAGGATAAACATATTCACCTTGATGCCCTAATCATATAAACTAAGTTAATGGCAATCTTCGGTAAGGACATCACAGCAGCAGATTTAGCTGTGGGCAATTTACAGGGCTCTGAGAAAGAAGCATCAGAGTTTGGTAAAGCTTTGCGATTTGGTTTAGATCAACCTACCGAAAACGTTGCTACTACTTTAAAAGCTTTAGGATTTGATACACAAGCAGACACGTTAAGCGGTCTAGTAGACGCACCTGAAAACTATGAATCAGCAGCAGCTAGGTTTATGAATCCAGAGGGAGAAGGACTTTTAGACTTTAGTTACAAAGACTTACCTTTAGCTATAGTAGAACAAGCAGGGCAACTAGGCGGATCTATGTTATCTAGAGCTGGAGGTTTTGCACTAGCGGGGCCTGTAGGAGCTTTACTGGGACCAGCATTATTTGAAGCAGTACAGATAGCGGGGCCAGTAGCATTAGAAAGAGCTAGAAATAACGGTAGAACAGAACCGAATTGGGAAGATTGGTCAGGTGCATTGGGAACATCTGCATTCTCAGGAGCTTTGAACGCCGTAGGTGTACAAGGCATAGGAAAACTTAACTCTACAATAGCTGGATCAGCTCTCCGTGAAGGTGTAACGGAAGGATTGCAAGGAGCAACTGAACAAGTAGGAGGCACAGGTCTTACAGAAACTGGCTTACAAATAGATCCTAAACAAGTTATAGGTGAAGGATTGATAGGTGGTTCTACTGGAGCGTCTGCACAAGTGCCAACATCAGCCATTCAAAACATTAAAGATCTATTACCTACACAACGTCCGACTACAGCTCCTATGGCTGTAAGAGGCATGCAAGACACGACTGACCCCGACAGATTGCAAAGAAGAGAACAAATTCAAGAAGTTAGAGCAGGCATTGAAAGATTTGAACAAGAAGTTCCGCAAGCAGATCAAGAAAATATACAGGAACAACTAAATGATGAAGAAATACAGAGAGCTTTTGTAGAAGCACAAGGGCCTTACATAAGAAACCATGTAGCTAGATATTACGGAGCAACGGGACAAGGTGTTCAACTGGATGTTATTAACGATGTGCAAGAGTATATACAAACAAACTATCCGTTGTTTGATCCAAGAATTCCTGAAAACACAGAAAGCACAATCGCCGATAGAATTGCTGGTCAAATAGACGCACAGTTTGAAATACGTGAACAAATAGTTCCTAATCCAAGACAAGCTGTGGAAGAAGGAGACAAACGTTTTGAGGCTCCTTTAAATACAGAATTTGATATTTATTCAGAGGTAGTTCCACAGACAGCTGTGGGGCCTCCTGCAAGGGTTCCTAAAGCTTTAGAAGAGCCTAGAGCAGGAATAACTTCTTTAGAAACGCAAATAGACCCTGTGTTCATGACAAAACGTGTATCGAGCGATAGAGTAGACAACTTGCCTAACTCTCCTATGAAACCAGATTTTGTAATGAAACAGTTAGGAATAAAAGAAGTAGATAATAAATTTGTATATGAGCCTACAAAAGCTCAGATTGGACCAGAGGCTAACGAGTTGATAAACATGGAGATTGCTTCTTTCTTAGATTATAAAAAGAGAACAGACGAAACAGTAACAAAAGATGAAATAAAAGGTGTCTTTAATGACACTCTTTCTAGATTCAAATCTGTACTCACGGAAGGAGAAAACACACACTACAAAAACAACTACGAAGATACAACGGATTTAGACACTCTCTTTCCTGAAATGAATCCTATAAATGATTCCGTAGAACTTTGGACAGAATACCTTCCAAGACTACCTGAGGGCGAAAACAAATTTGATAGTCCCCTTTTTAATCGAGATCCTGACAAAGCTCACAATCCTCGAACACGCGGTAGTGATGGAGGAAACCTTTTTTGGTGGAGAGGTAAATACGTAGAGGATCCCAACGGTAAATTAGGAGAAGGACTTTTAGTCCACGAGTTTCAGTCTAACGTACACGCTCACCCACAAAGCACAAATCCAAGATACCAGGATGTAACATATGTATCTCAGTTATCTACTGATACCGATCAGGATGTCCAAGAAACTAAAGAGAAGATACAAGAAGCAAATACTGCTACAGTTGCTTTTCAAAATCAGTTAGCAAACACAACTTTAAGAAACGATAGAGAATACCCAAGTTATAGTGCTGAAACGAACGCACAGGCCGTAGGTTCTATGTTAGGTTTAAATGACTACTCTCCTGGAAATATTTCTGAATTATTTTTTCACATGGCAGACGTATCTCCTAAATTTAATGAACTTTTCAAGGAATACGAGAGTAAACGTGATGCAGCCAGAATAGAAACTTATAAAAATTTACTATTGGTTCGACAACCTTTTGGAATAGCGGGAGTACAAATAACTCCAGAAGATGTTGACTTTACAGATACTAGATTTGGATTTTCCAGTGTTAGGAGGCAGTTATATGAAAATCTAGCTAATAAAGGATTTGACGTGCAAGCAGAGGCGTTAACCAATCCTGAACTTACATATAGTATGGAAAGAGTAAAGAAAATTGAAACTGATTTGTACAGCAGAGAACAAGAACAGGATAGAAAGTTTTTTGAACAAACTATTAAAGATAATTTACCTACAATAGCGGAACAGTTCCCAGCGGTTTACGACATGCAAAGAGCAGCGCGCAACTACCCTAGCGAACAAGAAGTACAAAGGTATGAAAACTTTCAAAGAACACAGTACAACACGAAAGCTTTCCCTGACTATCCTTTTAAAAAGAACTACCCTCAAATGGATTTAAGAACAGCAATCGCTCATGCTATCGATACGGGTCTTAACCACATCATAATTCCCGAAAAAGGTTTTACCCCTGATGAGGCAGGAGTAAAAGGAACGTACAACAGAGTTAAAAAAGAAGCCGAAAAAATTGCTAAGCAAATAGCTTCAAAAGGCGGACCAAGCGCGAAAGAATTATTTACAGTTATTCCTGGTAGCCAAGACCTTAATAGGGGTCCATATTATCAATTAGACTTACGCTCACTACGCAGTCAAATAGAAGCAAAAGTATTTGAAGGCTTTAAGGGCTATAAAGAAGGTGGTTTAATTATGAATTACGGTGATTATGGAAGGAGTTATATTTAATGTATGAATACAATTGCACGGTGGAAAGGGTTGTCGATGGAGATACTATCGACGTTACTTTGGATCTCGGCTTTGACATTCTTCATAAGTGTCGTGTTCGCCTATATGGCATTGATACTCCCGAGTCACGTACTCGTAACCTCGATGAAAAGGCTAGAGGAAAAATGGCTGGGGCTTTCCTAACCGAAGCGATAGAGGAAGGAGAACAAGTAGTCATACAAACAAAGCTCAAGGACTCCAAAGGTAAGTACGGCAGAGTATTGGGTGATGTAGTTGTCGATGGTAAAAACATCAATCAGACGATGTTTCAATGCCACCTGGCGGTAGCCTACCATGGCCAATCGAAAGACGACGTAGAAG